ATGATAATTTCATCCAATACGTCTTTGATTGGATCCAAACACTGCGGGAGCTGCTCCTCTTCGTCCCGTACAATCATGGTTAGCGATAGTGTCGGGAGTTGGGTTTTGATTCCCCGATTAATGAGTTTTACCTCTTCTCCCGATACCACGCCTTCTAAATCTTGTAAATCGCTCATAGCTCCTCCTTTTTTAAAATAATGAAATCCGCTCCCGACCGTCCTGGATACTTTTGCTTGATGATTTCATTTTTCCATCCCGTATATTTTTTAAGGTGAGACAAGGTATCACGATGGAACATGCCGGCTTGAGGCTTTTCACCTTGATATTTGTATCCTTCCAGAGTTGTATAAAGGATGATATATTTGTGGCTGCTGGAAAAAATATTATCGAGAATGGCAAAATAATCTTTTTCATCGGTGATGTGATACAACACATCCAAGCAAGTCACCAGGTCGCATGGGGGAAGTGTAGTTTTTCCTGTTTCATAGAGGTGAAATTCTTTCTTTGGATCGCCTTGAAACAGATTCCGGCAGATTTCAATTGATTTCAACGACACATCAAAGCCGAGGTAGCGAGGATAATCAATCATTGATACCATGTGTCCATCCCCACAACCTACATCAACCACCGTTTCAACTGGATGAGCTTGAAGAAAGCGATTGATAATTTCCGCTTTCCACTCGGCCAAGACGCCGCAACTCCCCGCTCCGCTCTTGCCGCCGGCTTGATAGTGGTCGTTCCAATACTTGATATAGTCAAAGTTGGTCAATTTTCAGCACCATCCGAAAACAGTAAAGTTCCCAAGTTTTATTGTAAATAGCATTTTCCGGCCTTTCCAACAAAAGATCGCCCGCAAGTGTAAGATTTAACGTTTCAAGGTTCTGCGTAATGACATCCAAGAGATTATTAGTCGGAACGTCGAAAGTAAGAACAATCAACCCATCCGTTTTGAGCAGGCGTTTAAATCCCGTTAGGATATTGACTACTTCGCCTGGTTCGCAGTGTTCCAAAACCGAAATACAAAAAATACGGTCAAAGTAGTTGTCTGGATACTTCATCTGGTTGAGGTCACAACATTGATAATTGATTTTCTGATTCAGAGACGTGACGTCATAGTTGAAACTTTCCTTTATGCCGTCAATGATGAGCTTTTCGTTTAAAATACACGAATCAAGGTCGCAGGCGTGAACTTCTTTGCAGGTTTGAGCAAGATAAAATTTAAAATGATGGCCGACACCACAGCCGGCATCCAAGACGGTCAGATCAGAATTGCAAAAAGACGCCGCCCATGGGTATTCATACAAACGGGACCACCAGTCCAAAGAAATGTGGTAAATACATTGTTCCCAGCGCAAATCGTCGGTCGTGAAATAACGGGAAGTTAGTCTGTCCATGCGGAGAGCCTCGGATTTTTATCCAGGATGGATTTATACTGGCCGGCATTTCCCATGAGAAATCCTGGATCGTCTTTTTTGTACCGCTCAAACTTGGCTTTTCGATCTTCTTCCTTCATCCAGCCTAAATGTTTAATTCGCAATCCGTCACCCCGTCCTGGAAGCTCGTCAAGGTTATAAGGAAACCGTCCGCAGTGCTGCCCGATCTCTCTCCATTTGTATTCAAAATTCGGTTGATAGCGGATTAAAGAAATCCAGTAGCGGCAATGAGCGTTCCAATGCTGGTCGTCTCGGTAATTAACCTCATCCCACATATCAAATAATCGGAACCCGTACCAATCATAGGTGGGTTGGTTGAGAAGGGCGTCAATTTTAAACTGGGCTTTTTCCTCAAAGATTTCATCAGCATCGAGGCACAACAGCCAATCGGGATTGGTTTTTATTGCCATATCCCAAAGCTGTTTTCGCAAGGCGATTTCGTTGTCAAACTGCGGAGTTAAATTAGAGTAAATGAATAGAGGCTTTCCTTCGAGAATTACTTTACAGAGCTTGACGGTGTTATCGGTTGATGCGTCATCGAGGATAACGAACTCATCGCAGTAATTCTTGGCTGGTTCTAAAACTTGCTTCAAATAGCGGTGTTCTTCGTTGCGGACCAGCATCATGAGGGTGAGTTTATTGCCTGTCGATTTGAATGTCCGCTTTTTTGAGAGCTCAAGAAATTTCATGGCTCCTGGGATTTCACTCGGACGATAGCAGTGATACGGGGTTAAATAAGTATCAGCCCAAAGCGTAAACCCTGCACAGGCTGCTCGAATACAAAAGTGGCGATCTTCCCCCAGCCAGCCAATATTGCCGATTTTATCAAACCGGACTGCACTATTTAAAACCTTTTGAGACAAAAGCGTACAGGCTCCGCCTCCCCCCACTTCATATAGGCCGGGGATTCTGAGCATTTTTAAAAATTCCTGGGATTTTTTCTCAGCTAATTTCCTTTCTTCGTCATTTAAGGTGTTCGCATGACAGAGATAAAAATCATATTGATTTTGCAACCACACATTTGGTTTGCTGGTTGGGTCGTAATCCTGCCACCTGGTCCAATACACACAAAAAACAATATCCTCTTTCCAGTTGATGAGGTGTTTTAAGGTCAATGGGTGCGGCAAGACGTCGCTATCAACCAAAAACAGATAATCATATTTGTGGTCTCGGGCATAATCGATCATGCAATCTTTGAAATAAGCCACCCGCTCAATGTTCTGTTTCAACCAAAAATGTGTTCGTTCGCTGCATTCATACAAGAAACCAACATCATTGGCCCTGTCGATTTTCAACTTGCCGTTTTTGGGTTTAAATTCACAGAGCATTTCATATGATTTGGGAACGTTATGATCATCATAGAAATAATAATCAACTTCTAATCCTGCGGTATCAAGCATTGACAGAGATTGCAAAAATAGACTCAATATCTCTGGTTCCCGCTTAATTGGACTCCCGACTAATATCCTCATAACTCCTCCTCTTTAAGGATGGCTGAGAGCCAAAGCTCCCAGCCGTTGAATTATTCGTTGGCTAAATACCAGGTTCCCAGTTCTCCGTCATTGTCGGAATCTTTAAGAATGGTTAGAGTCAATGGAAGCGCCGACCATTCGTTCATTTCATCAGAGAAAGAAACGGTGCCACCGCTGGCAACCTGTCCTTTGTGGAATTTGATAACCATCTTTTTGCTCTGGTCAGGAAACACAATTTCCATCTCAATGTTTTCCAAGATGGGAATATCTGCAGTTCCGCCGATTTTAATCACCGTACATCCGGCATCCGGTCGAGCGGCCGCCAAGAAGAAAAGCACGTTCTCCAGGTTCCACTCTTCAAGGTTAACCGATAAGGTTGCGCTTTCAGCGTTTTTAATGACGTAGTCGTTGGCTGGAGGATACCCGACTTTGTGTTCCAAAGTGCTAAAGTCAAAAGTGAGCGAAGGAGATTTGAACGAACCGACATTACTGCCGCCGATAGTCAAGGTCCAGGGCCCACCCGATAACAATTTCGTTACATCAAGAGTTTCTTTTGGCATGTGTGATACCCCCTTTAACGGGTATGAACTGTAATATCCATCGATAAATGGCGCAAATTGTCCTCAAATCCTTCCCGTATTTGTCCGCAAGTGCACAAAAAGGATTTGACTGTGCCGCTTATCGTTATTGTTTTTCTATGCAACACGGTGTGAATCCGCTCGGCTATCTGGTCAACCGTTTCTGATTGATACTGTCCCCATATATCGACTTGAAATTCAGTGACGCTACGGTCGCTCATGGCGTATTCAAGGTTTGAAGAAACCACAAAGAAGGTGATACAGGGCATGACATCAAGACTCTGCGGCCAGGAACCAAACACCCGTTGACCGGCTCCCAGTAATGAGGTCAGAGTTGAATCATGAGTCAGGGCATAGTAGAGAGCTTCTTTCGCGTCAACTATCATTTCTTCATTCCTTCCAAGTCGTGGATGAGCTTACGTTTGGCTTCTGTGAAAGCGGGACGTAAAAAAGGCTTGGGTGGAGTTCCGTGGTGGTAGATTTTCCAGGCAATGTTCAGTGCGATTTGCCTTGCAATAGCTAAGCGGTCTTTGCTTTTCCCGCCACTAAAGACCGGAGTTGCCCCCGCTCTTGCTCTCATGTGCCGAATTACCCAGCGGATCAGTCCTTCATTTTCATCTCCTAAGGGTGGAAAATGGGGCTTGGTTCCTTTTTCAATGTAAGGAGCATGCTCCACGTTCGTTCCGGTCCGGTAAACAATGTTTTCTGAATCCTTCACCTTCACATAGGTAATGTTGGATCGCAACTGGTCTGTATCAATTGCTCCTTGTGGATAAGGGCGGGAAAGGTATTTTTTGGCACGTTTCGAGCAGTATTCTGCAGCGCCCCGAATTTTACCTTCCAAGTTTCTGGTTGTTTTTAATTCAAACGTGGCGAGCTCTTTGGTGACGTTATCCAAGCCTTGCGCTATTGCGGTTACTCTCATTCCACTTTCACCAATAGGCTTTCATAATGATGGACAGCTTGTTTCCCTTGAATGGGAATCACTAAGCGGATTCGGTAATAGACGCTCTCTAATTTGATAAACCGCCCCAGAGTTGGAGCGGTTAAGGTAAACATCCGATAATCGATATTTTCAGCGAGCCCGTATTGACGTTCGATGAGCTCCTTGTTGACGGCTTCAAGTCTCGCACGATACGAGGTTTGTTTAGCGTAAGTAGGCTTTTGAATCCCCGTATCGCCCACGGTAAACGTTACGGAATATTCATCAACCGTTTGATTCAGCAAAGAGAGCATTAGAAAATCCTCACCCAGTTATAAAGAAGCCTTGAAAGAAGTGGTGTGGGATCATAGGTAACCGAATAATTCCCCAGTTTTTCAGCACTGACGCTTGGATCATCCCGACGTTTCAAGTAGGCTTCTTTGACGCATTGAATACAGGCATCTTCGATCGTTGCGGGAAGAGTGCGAATCCCATCGTCACCCGGAAGGATGTAACCAGCTTCATAAGTTACGGTGAAGGTTTGGGCTGTGCCGTAAGAAGAAGGAAACCGGGACACATTCCACCAAGAAGCAGCGTCCCACACCCAACCGCCCGCCCGATAAAGTTCACCAGCTTCCGGGTCGTAGATTTCGTAATCAACGATCGGATCAAGGTCGCAGAGAACGGAAGTAACAGAGATCAAGGGGGTGTGAGTGAGGAGGATGATCCTACTCCCACTGCCGGCTATCTTCTCCTGGTAGGCTTGCTTCGCAAAGCTCCGATGGCAGAATTCCTCGATTCGTCCCGACATGCGGTCAATTAAGTCGGAAAGGTAAGCGTCGTCGGTCGTGTCTTTAAGTTCGAGCTCTTGTTTGATTTGCTCTAAGGTTGTGAATTTCTTATTCACAGCTTGGGTGAGAATCGTCACGTTGCTCATTTTTTGTTGGCTTTTTTGATCATCCGGTTAACAGGAGCTTGAAAGTCAGTGGTCACTGGTTCGGGTTTTAATTCTGGAATCACGGGTTCCGGCCTTGGGGGATAAATGGCTACCCCCATTTTGACCAGCTTCTCAGCTTTTTCCGGTGGGAATCCGGCTACTTCTCCGCTTTGGTACGGGCTATACCCTCGAATGAATTTCACCAGCATGGCATTACACCGGCAAGACGTCAGCGCCGCCCAGAATGGCGGTGATTCCGACATAAGCGGTATCGGATTCTGCACTGGAACGAGTTGGAGTAACAACGGCACGGACGTATTTTTCTAAGCTGGAGAAATCGACATTGACTTCAGCGATTGCCGAAATTGGCTCATTTGAAGCAGCCAAGGTAACGCATGCCAATGGAATGGTTGCTCCGCTTACATCTGACCAATCCTTTTGGTCAGCAGATTCCTGGATTTTTGCGGTGATTCCCAGTTGCCCGTCAATTGAAGGGCCGTTGATGCCGTAATGAACGGCAAAAACGCCGCTCAAATATCCAGAACGGTCAATGGCCGCCCCTTCAATGTCGGCATCGGTATCGCCAGGCCCCAAGATAGTTCCGCCGCCGTTGACGATTTTTATATAATTTCCTATGTCACGAGAGTTCATTGTTTATCGCCTCCAATTAAAAAGGCCGATAGGTTTAAACTACCGGCCTTGAATCAGTCGGTTATGATACGATTGAAGATCCCCAGGTGACCGCTTGAATGACGGCCCCCGAAGTGTTCCGTCTCATGGCAAAATCATGTCGGGCGATTGCCCTGAGGACGGTTTGGTCAAGGGAGAATGCCGATACGACGCTGGAACCATCATAATAAGCAGCTTCGCTCGAGATTTCAATCTCTATCCGGCTTGATTCACCGATCGCAGCGTCGGCAAAATCGACAAAGTAGATTTCGCTTTCGTTTCCGCCCTCTCCCAAATTATCGGGAACCTGAGTGGTCACACCATAGGGGAATCCAAAGAGCTTGCCTTGGTCCATTTCACCTTTGAAAGCAAAGTTCCCGTTGCTGTCCCGAATGGTCTTTAAATAAAGCTCCGAGCCAGGGGATAAAATCCAACCGCAGTTGAGGAATTTGGTTTCATTTTTGCGGAGATAATAAATCGCTTTGGCAAGGTCGATGGTGACATTAGCAAGATTGACGGTTACGTTGGCGTTGAATTTATTGGCAGTGGCAATCCAGTTCAACAATCCTTTCGGCTTGTCATTGTTCCCATCATCCCGAATAAACGCAGCGTCTTCACGCTGTGCCATGGCTCCAACCAAGTCGTTCCGTACCACCTCATCAGCTTTGGGCGAACTGAAGCGAATGAGGTCGTTGCTGATCGGGACCAGACACGCCAGCTTTTTCCAGGTCAATTTCACCTGTCCAAGGGTGGGTTGACTTTTCGGAACATTGGTTCCTTCGCCGATATATTCTGCAGAAGCTCCGCCAGTAACTGCCGGCATGCTCATGGTACCAGTTTCCATGGGGATAATGACGGGGTTCATTCTGCGCACAACGGCCAATGGACGCAGATATTCAATGAGTTCGCTGGAATATTCCTCAGGAACTAAATATCCTCCAGTTGATCCTTCATCGGACTGCAAGGCTTTGACGATTGCCTCATCGTTCCACTGTTTCTTCGCCCATACAGCCGCTTTTTGGGGATCGCCCTTTCCGGCCGCTAAGGCTCGGATTAAGCGGCCCACATTGGGCTTTTCGGCTTTCTGCTCTTGTTGCCTTTGAGCAGCAAGGATTTTTTCAATCCATTTCTGCTGATTGTCGCTTTGCTGCTGTAACACGTCTTTTAATTTTTCGCCTAAAACATCATCTATTAACTTTATAAGTTCGTCTTTGGTCACGTTCGTTCACCTCTTAATCGAGTTTTCCGGTCAACTTCCTCAATTTCTCGTCAATCAATTTGCCAAGTATTTCCCTTACATCGTCTGCACTAATGCCGAGTGGTTGGGGTGGAGTTTTTTCTTCGTTGGCAATTGAATCGAGGTCGATCAATTCATGGGTGGGGGTGGGATCGGTAGATTTCTCTCCTGTGGATTCTTCATCATCTAAGGTGAAATCTTTGCTGTCATCATCGTCTTGAGGTTCAGTTGCTGATAAAAGCTGACTTAATGCCTCTATGGATTCCTGCAGTTGAGTTAAGCAGGATTGAATAAGGTTTCTATTTTTCTTGGATAACACACGGCCTGATTTCTGATTGATGATTTCTTCCCTGATAAGCCGGATTAATTCTTGGGGAGTGGTGCAGTCAATGGCGAGGCTTTCGATAAACAGCTCTTTGCAGATTTCCATCAACTCTTCGCTGATTTTGGTTTTTTCTTCGACGGCTTTGTCTTCTTGAGGTTTGTCTTCGGCCGTTGGGGTGGAATAACTTTTGTTGTTTAAAAGCGTAAAAACGGTTTCAATGTCTTTCTTAGGGATCCAAATTCCTTTTTCATCATTCCAGGTATCCAGGACTTTCTCCGCCCAGGATTTTAAGGGGAGAAGGTCGATTCCCATGCTTTTTGCAGAGACCAAGGCCTCGGGATTTGCGGGGACGGGGACGCAGGAATGTTCCAACAGTTCCTGGGTATAGAATTCAACGCCATCGGTTTCGTCATTAAAGGCGTAGGTAATGGGTTGAAATCCCACGCTTTTGGCATTGAGAAACCCGTTTTTATACAGCTCATACACCATGAATCCAAAGGGATAGAGGTCACGGGGAGTGAATTGGTCTCGTGATTTCAATTTTCCCTCTTCAATCCAGACGTTCACCGATTTGGCAACGGGGGGCTTACTGTAGTCATGAGCCCAAAGAACCACGGGGTTTTTTCTGAAGTTCTCCAGCTGCCAGCCGTTCTGATCGATGGTGTCGTGGTAGCGGTCTTGAGTGGGAGTTGAGTTGGTAAATTCGATGATTCGTTCTGCATCGCTGATTTCTTTTTCTTCGATGATGAAATACTTCCTCACGCCGACGCCTTCAGCCTTGCCGGTTTTTGCCAGTTTATGAAATTCAAGGTCACTTAAAAATGTGATGTCAGGCATTTGTTTTTCGCCTCCTATGCGGGCAATAAAAAAGCCCCACACCGGAGGGTATGAGGCTTAAAGGTATTGGGTTGGTAATCTATTTCAATAATTATGGTTCTTCGGGGATAAAGTCACAGCGGCAATTGCCACTCCAAACAACTTTTCCATTTCTTCTCACTAACAAGACGTGCCACTTAGGAAGTTCAACGTCATAGACGTAATCTTTATAATCAACTTCTTTTTTGTTAAATATCCAAGCTTGGACTCTCGGGCATTCTGTAATTTTCCACATATCATGATTAATGGTATAAGTGCCGTTGGAAAATTGCTGTTGCTTCCCTTTTGATTTTATTAAGGTAAATGACGGTCTATGGCCAACTTTTAAAATCAGCTCGCCTAAATCATCAGCCATCCGCTTGGAGCTGGTAAAATAAGAGCGTTCATCTGAAAATGTTCCGCCCTTCCAGGTTTTCCCTTTTTTAATGTGACCATCGCATATAACATAAGCATTAAGGAATGTTTCAATCTGGTCCTTTGATAAGTCTTTTATAATCTGAGGGATGAATTTCTCATGTGACTTGCCAAATTGTTTGACGTATTCGCACACATCATCATCGGTGGTAAAGAATTTATCCTTTCCGCACCACCAAGTCACCGGCATTTGCAATAAGTCGTTTTGAATTGTTTCGTAATCATTTAAATTCTTATCGGCACTCTTAGATATTGAGATTTGCCACTTATTTCCCTTGGCAAGCTTGCTAACGTTCCCGTCACTTAGGTAATAAGCAAGAAATTTACAGAAAACTTCGGTCTTTATCTCATGGCGGCCAACCCTAATAATATCTTGGGGTTGCCCGTGCCAATTCAAACCACGGTAGAATACATAATTGCCTTTCGGTAAGTCTTTTTCTGGGGTTAGCTTCCAATTCAAACCTTTTTTATTTTTCTTCCCGATAAACTGTATATGGTCAGGGGTGACCATTAAATCAAAAGTACGGCTGGTGTAATGAATCATCTTCCCGTTGTATTGGTAACATACTTTCTGTTTATAAGGCAAAAAGCCGGCTTCAAATGTATCAGGATTTAAGGAATAGATTTTGTCATCAGTTTGTAACTCTGAAAAGAGTTTCCAGCCTTTATTGGTATAAACTTCGGTCTCTTTGTCGTAGCAATTCGGATGAATATTGGTATTCAATCTTTCCGCTTCGGCAATCGTATAGATTTGATTGTGATACGATAGGCACTCTTCACAAGTTCTTTCGTCTAAAGCAGCCCACCAGATAACGTTTTTCACTCCCGATTGTCGGTAGAGCGCAAGGTTGCCGGCTCGATAGCTCCGTATGGTTTCGGTTCTCGAGATGAGCTCAGACCGATAGCCTTTGGCTTCAGTAAAGACTTTCCCCACCCGTTCAGAAAGCTGTGAGATCGTTTCACCCTCGCCGATTCCTTCGCCTAAAGTTTCTTTCAAGCGTTCCCGGGTGGTGTCGTTGATTCCGGTAATCTGAGTTCCAAGTTCTTCCTCGATCCATTCCTGAACATGGGGATTGGTCACATCAAAGAGCGAATAATCAAAGCCGATGAGTTCCGCCGCTTCTTCGGCTCCGTCTTCCAAAATAGATATCAATAAGGGCAAGGCCAAATCAGTCAGGAGCTTGTTGTACTTTGCCCGTTCAAAGAGAATTTCTTCAATGCTGAATTTCTGGACCGCTTTTTGGTTTCGCAAATTGGCTAACACTTCATCTTGCTGGCTTTGAAAGAATTTCTTCAGTTCCCGTTTCCATTTCCCTTCCCAGTTGTCCCAGCCTTTCACCTTTGCATTCCATCTTTTTATCTGCTGTTCCTCGTTTAAAAGCGGCTCGGATTTTTTGATTGCTTTGCTTTTTTCTTCTTCCGGTTTTTTTCTTTTCCCTGCCGGTACTTCAATCAGCATGGCCGGCACCATATACACCTGCCCTTGGTTATCGGGGAGCGGATCTTGCCCCGCCATGACTCGCCATTCGTCTTTGGTAAGAGCCCATGGAGAAACCGTAGCGGCTTTCAGCTGATAGTCTTTGTCTTCAGCAACGGGGGAGACATAATCCAGGATGATTCGCTCGTCAAATTCAGGGATTAGAAACATCTGCAGATATTCGCGCAAAGTTTCTAAGCGGGGAACCAAACAGTAGAGCGAAAATATATAACTTGCCGCTTCGATGGTCGCCCGATTGCTATTTTCAATTATCCCCAATATTTCAGGAGTGACACCAAACGTTTGGATGATGATATCTCTTTCGTATTTCCGTAATGGGATTAAATCCATGTCAGAAAAAGACTGGGATAATTCCTTGACCTCAATTTTCTTGCTGATGAAGAAAGGCTTGAAGGCTTTCCAGAATCCCTGATTTCGTCTGAGCCACTCGTCTTCCATTCGTTTGGTATCCGATTGTTGCAGCCCGTCACCATAGACCAGTAAATCCGGCCTCGCACGGTTATAGAACCAGGCTTTGGTATGCTGGGCGGAAAATTCATCGGTATCGAGTTCATCCCCCAAAGCCATTCCCAATCCTGAACCTCGCAAGTATGGATTTTCGGGATCGGGTTCTTTGAACCAGATAATTTCAGTCGGGGGTATGGGGACGCGGACGTTATTCATTTGAATGACAAAATACGGATTGCTGGTACTGGGTAAATCGGTCACCCAGGTTGGAGGGATCGGCCACAATTCAACCGGAACGTTTAAGGCGTTCCGTTCTTTAATCCAAAAGGCTTCACCGATTGAATCCAAATAGATTTGAGTCAACTGCCGAACATAGGATCCGGTCATCACACTGTTGCAGTGGTTGATGAGATCCAAAAGGGGATGGTCGTCAATTTCAACCAATTCAATTTCTTTTTTTAGGGACTGATAGATTTTCTGCTTTTCACTGTGCGGGGCATGGAGCAGTTTGGATATCTTCACCGCTTTACCCTGCTTTTTGGTGGCGTAGAGTTCCCAGGTGATTGAGGCAATTGATTTTGAGACTCGGGACGTGGCGGCTCGAAACCAGGGCGATTCTTTGTAGGATTTGAGGGTCTCGGCCGCGCCTTTTCGTGATGTTGCCGAAGCGGAAGAAAGAATCTGCGCTAAAAACGACGAAGGCTTGGTCTCAACTTTGAAGGCTTTTTTTATTTTCTGGAATAGGTTCATTTCATCACCAACATAGTGGATTTGATGTGAGTTTATCCTTTAAGTGAGTAAAAATACCATATCTCACAGCGTCTAAGGCGTGGTCATTGAATTTTACAGGTTCGTCAAGAATGTTCCCATTCTTATCTTCTTTCCACTTGTACCCTTGAAATTCTTTGATGAGGTTCACGGAATCTTTATGGATGTGAAGCTTATATCTTTTCACGTGGTCAATGCCGTCTTTGACTGATTTGTCTGATTCTTTGATGTTGAACCGTCTGGTATCGTAAATTTCCTGAATTCTCTGGGGTTCTGCACAATCAGCGTAAATAGGCAAGCTCGGATTAAAAATGATTTGTTTCATCCGTTCGATGAGCTCGCTATTGGTTAAATGAGTTTCGTAAAGGCATTCTCGGAGAAAGATTTCATTGTCTTTGAGTTTGGCTTCTACCAAGGCCGATGGGTTGTTAAACCCAAAATCCAGACCGTAAAAGGAATCTCCGT